TTTTTAGAATTTTTTTTGTTCTTATTATTATTTTTACCCATAATAATAATATGATGTATATTATTTATACTTTTTTTGTTATTTATTATTTTTCTTTATAATCTTGGAACATAGCTTTCATAAATCGTGAAGCACTTGATGAATATATATACGGTACTAAAATACCAACAATTAATGAAAAAACAATGATAGTTAATGTTTTAAAACTAAATTGAGGTATAATCGATTCAATATCTGATAATTGTGATGAAAAATTAATGGTTGATATAATTAATATAATAGTTAAAACAATAGGTAACAATTTATTGTAACATACATCAACAAAAATATTTAAAATACGTATTATTTCATAAAAGAAATTACTATCTGAACCACAATCTTTATTTTTTTCGTATTCACTTTTACTATTCATAACATGTTCATCTATATCTTCAAAAATATTAATACCTTTTTTATGTTCTCCTGCATATATTAAAGTAGAAAACAATGAATAAATGAATAAATAAAAAGTAATAAAAATACCAGCAAATGGAACATTGGTAGCCATTACAAAGAATAACCTGAAGAGAACTTTCATAATAGTGCCGAATGGATTCGCCATAGAAGCTACTGAACTCATAACAGTTCCAACGTCTACTTTATAAACACCAGTAATAGTTAACGACATCATAGAGACTACTAATGAAATAGCAATAATACCATATAGTAAATTTATAAATGTACTACTTTCTGCTTTAATAATCATAATTAAGAAATCTTTTAATGATTTTAAAGAATTTTTTATAAAATAGATCAAACCAAGATATATAAGACTAAATTTGAATCGTCCATTTAAAAAATTATTAGCAAGTGAAGGTATTATATTAATTAATAAGTTGTCTAATTTTTCTACAAACATAATAGAAAATTCAAAGAAGAATAAAATTAAAGAAAAAATAGGATAATCATCGTTAGATGAGTTTTCTAACATTTTCATACGAGATATAGGTATAAGTTCAAAATCAGAATCTTTACTATAAAACATCAAAAAATACCAATTATAAACCATGTATGAACTAACAACCGCGGAAAATATCCAAGAAGTAGATTCTTGTACTAAAAAGTAATCGCTTTCTGTAGGCGTTCCTACTGATAAATTATCTACAATATATTCAGCGATTGCACGATTTAAGTAATTAATTTTTTTGTATAATTTTTCAATTGCACGTATCATCATTTCACGTGGATTTGCATCATCACCTAGTACTTCTCTATCATCAATAGTATCATATCCTTCGTAATCATCCTTTTTAAAAGGTTTTTGTGCTTTAAACCCTTCTTTCTTACTTGGATATAAAAACTCTTTAACTTCTTTAAACGGAGAAAAGTCTTTTAAATTATCAAACATTTGAAAAAATTTATGTACATTTTCATTAGTTTGTTTTTTATCGTTGGATTTTTCTTCACTTGAATGATTTTTTTCTTTTGATTTCATATCATGTAAAGTAGTAAATTCTTCGATATTTTTATAATTTTCTTTCATCTTTGATTTATTTTTTTTTACTTTTTTAATTTTTTCAATCATATTTACTGTCTGAAAATTATCTTTTTCTTTATTTTTATTATGTTTTTTCTTATCTAATTTCTTATTTTTGATATTATCATTCATTTATATTATAATATTATAATATTATACAGCATTATAATATTTTGAATTGAATAACCTAAATGTTTATCTAGAATGCATCATTCCGCAATTTCCACCAACAAAAGATAGAACGTTATAGCGTTCTTCATATAAAACTAAGTTGTAATTATATTCATATAATCTCCAGTTTGTCTTATCAATACCTTCAATGGAACCATCTATTCCACAAATAACATTAAAACTTGAGCTAACCGTATCAATCGACGGGACATGCGTTGTTATTTCTAATTCAATACGATTAAATTTACTTAAATTAATAGCACCACTTGGTTGATATTCAAAAGGACTAGTTTTTAATCCAAAATTATAACAATATAATCCTTCTTTCCCGTTACCAGAAGTTCTTACATATTTTTCAATATAATCGTAGACACCACGTGTTAATATATTTTCTCTATACTCGCCATTAAATAAAATACCCATTGTTTCTAATATTTCTTTTTTATTTTCGTTATGATAATCGCCAGAAATAGTGATACCACTATTTTGAGCAGTCTTTGGATGAATACCATAGGATAACGTAGGATAATCGACAAACCCACCATGACTTGCTAAAGTGATATTTGACGGAAGTCTTTTATATGGCCAATTAGTATAATTGTTCCATTCATTTCTTAAATTTACATCATTTCTTTGTAAATACCACATCCAATTCGCAATCATACCGTTTGAATTTAATTGTATTTTTTTAGTTCCTGTAATATTTTCAAACTTATGTTCAAAAACATCTTTTACAATATATACTTGGTCTTGTGAAGTAAAAACCTTGGTTTCTTCTTTTGATAAAAAACAATAGGTAGATAATAAATGTACATCAGCATTCCATGTATTAATTATATTACCAGAGGTATCATAATTATCTAAAAAAGGTGAATATGGTGTTTGTAAAAAGCGATGCATTTGAAAATGGGGTAAATTAAAATCCGGTTGAATATAAGGATAACTGTTCGCAACATCAATAACGTCACGTATTGTGAACAATTCGTTTATGGGTCGCAATGTAATTGATATTTCTAATTCATTGTATTGAAGTGCTACCATAGGAAAAGCACATTGACTATTTAATGTAAACCATGTATTTATAGGTATATATAAATCTCTGCCCCTTATAGATGGTTCAGCACCTAAAGAACTAGTAGTATAAGGTGCATTTGGATAAGCATTTCTACGTCCAAATGAATAACCTGGGTCATTTAATTCAGGAACATTACCAGTCATACGATTGAATAAGTCTTTTTTTTCACTTGAAAAGTCTCTATCAACCATAGCAGACATATATTCGCCTGTATATCTTTGTAATGTTAAACTACCACAAGTAATTACAATTTCTTTTATGATTTGTGAACCAATATTTTCGATCCATTTAAATTCATAGGGTGACCAATTAATTCGGTTCTCATCGTCCATCTGTGGATAAATTGGACTCCATATATCAGGTAATCTAAATACAATATAAGTATCCATTAATAAGTCAGCATATCGGGGCATTTTAAATTTAAATGTAGATGGTTCTGTTGGTCGCAACTCTCTTAAACCATCGTAATCTATTCTAAATTTCTGAAGTCCGAAATTACTATATTTTGAATAGGTTACCTTAAAAAATGTTTTACTAGGATTGCCTGTTAAAAATATATTATTATTTCCAGTCGAAACTATATTTAGTAATCCTCCGGCCATATTAATATATAAGTATATATAGTTTTTATATTTTATTCATGGTTAATAGATAATAAATGTATATATAAAATATATACATGGATTTTTATCAAATAATTTTATTATTATTAATTATCATTTTAAGTTGTCTTATAATATTCCAATTCTACCAAAATAATTTCCAACTTTCAAATAAGTTTAGAGAACCTTTTGGGTTTAATACTGCTGAAAATGAATTTGAAAACGTAAGTACATCTGATATATATACACTTGTTCAAAGCGTTCCTAGTAAACATGATGAAATTAATATTTCACAATTTGTAGTAAAAGGTTCTTATAATACTGCTTTTACAGGTAAACATATGAATTTAGATATGATACAATATGTATTATCGCGTGGTTGTAGATATTTAGACTTTGAAGTATTTTATATTCAAGAAAATGATATGTTTAAAGCGGTTGTAGCATGTTCAGATGACCCAACATTTAGTACATTAAAAAGTGATAATCATTTATTATTAGATGACGTATTTACGACAGTTAATTCTTATGCTCATTCTTTTACTACGCCAAATCGTAAAGACCCCTTGTTTATTAATTTACGTATTAAATCAAATGATACCAATGTTTATCCTGCAGTTGCGAAATCAGTCCATGAACATTTAAAATCAACCTTGTTTGAAGGTAAAATTACAAAAAATACCTTAATGAAAGATATAAAAGATAAAACTGTGTTAGTAGTTGATAAAACAATTCATCGTAATTATAAAGATTATCATGATTGTAATGACCCGCAACAAAAATGTATTAAATTAAGCCATTCTGTAAATTTAGAAAGTGGTAGTGATAAACTTAATATGATACGCTATAACGAAATATTTGAACAAAAACATATTCCAATCATGATACATGATGATAATATAACAACCAATTTGGAATACATGAAATTAGTTGTGCCTGATTTATTAAATGATAATTTGCATAACCCTGATATAAATGATTTAGTAATACATTATGGTGCTCAAATTGTTCCGTTTTGTTTCTACAAAAAGGATATTCAATTAGAACAATATGAAGAATTTTTCAATGAAAATAGAAGTGCCTTTGTTCCATTAGGGGTGGCTATTGCTTATTTCAAAAAATTAAATGATTTAGAAAACGAATAATTTTTTATAATATACTATTATATTATAAACAACAATATGAAAAATAAATATACAGCAAAAATGTGTAACAATAAGATGTCTTTTGAAGAATGTGAATATACTATATTACGTCACGCAATTGATGAAACTGAAAATATCAAGGGTAAAAAACAAGTGAATAATGAAGATGTTCAAAAGATGTTAACCATAGTAGAAGAGTTCATTGTTAATAAAAAATTAATATGTTATGGCGGTACAGCTATTAATAATATTTTGCCCAAATATGCACAATTCTATAGAAAAGATATTGAAATACCTGATTATGACTTTTTCTCATCTAACGCATTGGAAGATGCAAAAGAGTTAGCAAATATATACTACGAAAAGGGATATCGAGATGTGGAAGCAAAGGCGGGTGTTCATATGGGAACATTTAAAGTATTTGTGAACTATATTCCAATTGCAGACATTACTTTATTACATAAGGAATTATATGAAAATTTGTTAAATGATTCTATTAAGATTGCAGGAATTCATTATTGTCCTCCTAATTTTTTAAGAATGGGTATGTATTTAGAATTATCTAGACCTGAAGGAGATGTTTCTAGATGGGAAAAAGTATACAAAAGATTGAATTTATTAAATCAACATTATCCCATATCAAATAAAGTTTGTAAAAGTACAACTAAAAATATTATAGATGAAAAGTTATATAATTTAGTTTGTAATACATTAGTTAATAATGATGCGATCTTTTTTGGAGGATATGCTTATAATCTATATCAACAATTTTATGGTAATAAAAGCAATAATCATACTTGTTTTGATGTTCTGGCTGAAGATACTGATAAGTTAGCATTGATTATAGAAGAACAATTACAACAATCCGAATATAAATCCATTAAAAAAATAGTTCACGAACCTGTTGGTGAAATTATACCCGAACATATTGAAATTCGGGTTGGTACATCAAGCGTTGCCTATATTTATAAACCAATTGCATGCCACAATTATAATATAATTACCAATAAAAAACAAGAAATAAAGATTGCTACCATTGATACAATATTATCATTTTATTTAGCTTTTATATATGCAAATAAACAACATTTTGAAAAGAATAGATTATTATGCATGAGTAAATTTTTATTTGATTTATCTGAAAAAAATAAAACAGAAACAAATGGTGTTTTAAAGCGTTTTTCTGTTGATTGTTATGGAACGCAAAGCACATTAGAAAGTATGCGTGCTAAAAAGTCGGCTCAATTTAAAAAATTAAAAAATGATAGAACCAGTAAAGAATATGAAATGTGGTTTTTAAATTATACGCCTTATAAATTGGATAATAAAACAATTGTTAATAAACATAGTATTCATATAAAAGATATTGAAAATAGTCTAAAAAGTTTAAAAAAAAGTTCTAAAAAAAGTTCTAAAAGTAGCACTATGAAATCCAAAACAACAAAAACGAAAAAGACAAGAAAAAATACACCAGATTTTTTTAAAAAATTATTAATGAAATAAATACATTATTGAATAAATTATATTGGATATAATATAATTTATAACGAGCCTCCGATGGGAATTGAACCCATGACCGCTAGCTTACAAGGCTAGCGCTCTACCACTGAGCTACAGAGGCACTAATTTAATATATGTTCATTTCTTTATATTAGAAATCACTTAAAAAACTTATTGCTTGATTCAACATATAATATACGTTTCCAAATAAGAGACTTTTTAAAACTAATCCAATTAAATTAAAATTACCATCAATATCATAAATAGCTAAAAATGAAAAATATTTTAATAAAAGACTATTTATAACAGGCAATTGAAATATAAAATATAAAATGGCTATAAAAAAAGGTATTTGTATTTCTGTTAACAATATATCCATTTTATTTTCCTTTTTCAATCGTGATTCATATTCTCTAAGATTTCGCTCAGTCATAATTTCTTCTTCGCTTACAAAGTCAACATGTTTATTTGGTTTTGGTACATAATTCGGTTGAACTTCTTCATCGTTTGAATAAACCATAGGGTCTTGAGGTATATCACGGGAAGGTAAATGTTGTGGTTGCTGTTGTTGTAATTGCATAATTTGTGCCTGTGATAATTCTTGATTCATCATAGGTTCTTCATTGTTGACCATTTTATTTGTTTGTTTTGTATGTTCAGGATTAGCTAAAGGATTTTGTTCAGATATTCCATATGGATTTGGATGTATATTCATTGGTTGATAATGATTTGAATTATCCGATTGACTAATAGATATATTTTGTTGGGTTGTATCATTAGGTAAATTGGATATTAATGTTGTAGTAGTATCCATTAAATTAATATATAATAATATATACTTAAATCTGTATTATTATACGAATATTATACATCTACCGGTTTTTCTAATTGAACAATGCGTTTTTTAGGATCACATTTATCAAGTTTTAATTTATATTTATAACATTTATCATTTTGTCCATATGTTTTATCTTCAAAATCGCTAATAATAGGACCATTAAAATCAATACAATTACGTTCTGTACAAACTTTACGAAATAAAGTCGCTAAACCTAACCCTAAAAGGATTGAAATAAAAATTCTACCCAAATGAGTATTTAATAATCTTTTGAAATTCATTTATACATATTCAATATATTTTATACTTGCGGTTTAATTTCAGTAATTTGTTCTTTATCAATAGGACAAGAAACTTCTTCTTGTTCGATAGAGAAACAATTATCAGCAGTATCTCTATATTGTAAAATATCTACGTTTTCAGGAGTTGGATATACATATATTTTTCTAGAATCAGAAACAGTAAAATAGACAAATAGTAAACCAATTACTAAACTAATAAGAAAGTATTTAATATCTATAAATTTGGTTAATCCCATTATATTATATATATTTATTTTTTTGTCTTCTTCTTTTTCTTTTTATTTTTGGGTTTTTGAACAGATTCATCTTCTTCAAATTCTTTTATAAGTTGTTCTTGAATAAAATCATTTTCTAAATTCGAATCTCCATGTTCTTCTTTGTATTTTTGTATAAATTCTTGTTGTATCTTTAATTGTTTTTCCTGTTCTAATTTAATTTTTTCTAACTCTTTTATCTTATCTTGACTGCGTTTTTCGCCACGTTCTTTCATCTTTTCTATTTTATCATTTCTTTCAGTCATACGTTTAAGTGCATTTGTATCTATACGTGCATTTTTACCTAATCCACCCATATTTTTCGCAATATTCTTAAACATACTATTGAATTCTTGTCCACCTCCCATCTCTTTCATTTTACCTAATAAATCTCCAGCTTCTTTTACTAATTCATCTTTTGAAATTTCACCACTTTTCATTTTTGAATCTAATTTACTTCCAACAGTTTTCATTAATCCAGAAATTTTTTTAGGGTCCTTCATTAATTTTTTTAATACATCTTGTGTATTATTTATCCCCTCACCATTTTCATCCCCCAATAAATCTTTAAAATCATCTGCTATTTCTTCCGCCATCTCTTTGGCTAAAGTTCCGATTTTTCCATCAAAAAGACCTGTTAAATGCTCTTGTAAATTTTTAATATTAGGCATTCCTTTAAGTTTTTCTTTCATTTTTTCCTTTAAATCATCCATATTCTCAGATTTTTTAAATACATTTTCAAATTCCGTTTTGGTGGGTTCGTCATTATTTTCAGTATCACCATTTTTTTCCATGTTTTTAAAGAAATCAGTAATACCAGACATTGTATCTTTCAATTTATCTTGTAATTCATTCTCATCTATACCATCAAACATATTCATGGTCTCGCCGAAATCATTTTTATCTTTGACTTCGCCTATTATTGTAAATAACAATAATTGTAAGTACTTCCACATTGCTTTCTTTGTATTATCACTAATACCTTCTGTATTAAATAGTATTTTAAAGTTTACATTTGGAAAAAATTTAACGTCGGCTTCATTTGATTCTTCAAAAATTTCTTCATTTTGATATAAAATATCAAAAAATCTTTGAGGATATACTTTTGTGCAATAAGTAAACATTATTGATAGTTCTTGTTCACTTACATCTTTATTATTCCATCTTTTCCATAAATGTTGATGCTCAGGAAAAGTAACAGTTAAATCATTTGCAAAATCATTTACTAGTGAACGAAAATTAGAAGGTAACTCGGTTTTAGTTTCCATTTAATAAATATTAAAAGTAGATATTTATATACTTATCATTATAAATTATTTAAATTTTTCAAAAATACAAGGACTATTTACTCTTGATAATAAAGGACTATTTGGATTACTATCATAAAAGAGTATATTTGTTTGACGGCGTAATATAGGGGGTTCTAAATTGAGTCTTTTTAAAAAAATATTATTTAATTTTTTAATAGTTTCGACTGAATATTTGGATAAAATTTTGGGGGATAATGATGAAGGATTCATATAACTTATATTATATCTAATATTGTGTTATATTTTAAATTATTTTATATTATATTATAATATACATGAATCAGAATCATTTACAATTAGATAAATTAAAACAAAACTTTAAAAATATTATGAATTTATCTACTGATATTTCTAAAATAAAATTAAAAGTAAATACTAAATTAGAAAAAATGAAAGAATTGTATAATAATATTGTGAAATTTAATAATACAAAAATATTTTTATTTTGTTTAGATTCTTTTCATTTTCAATATAAAAATTTTCTTATAGAAGCGGAGAACATTGATAAAGTTCGTTTACTAACAAACAATCGTATGTACTGCGATTACTATAAATTGTATAATATTATCATAAAATTTGTGAAAGAACAAAAAAAGGAATTAGATTTACAAGATTTAGATAATTCATATCCTATATATAAAGATTTAGAACCATTTTTAGAATATAAAAGTCATGATATTAAATCAGTTCATAATAACATATTAGACATAATACATTTACTGTATAATGAAATAGAAAGCAGTAATAATAATATTACACATTATAACGATAATAGTAAAATGGGGTTCACTTTATCCAATTTTTTGAATACACTTGAATATGAAAACAAACTTTTACAAGAACAAATAGAATTGTACGTTAATTATATTTGCTTTTTTCAAATTTCGCAAAAAAAACAATTAATTAGTATTTATTCAAAATTATTAGAATTTGATAAAGCCATTGCTGATAATGTAAATATTAACAAAAGTTATTCTATTGATGATATTATAGTAAATGAAATAATTACAGAAGAAGATCAACCTATATTAAGTATATTAAACCAAGATAAAGAAGAAGCAGGTCTACAAGAAGATAATACTATTGAAATTGAAAATGTAATAAATAACAATAATACAAATGTAGTAGACCTTATTCCAGAAGATATAACAAAATTAGATCCAATACCTTCTGAAGATATTGCTACGGAAAATAATAAAGTTACTACACCTGAACCTACCCAAAAACCGAAACGTAAGAAAGCATCGATGATGTATTAACATAATATGTATAATTATTTTTATAAACAATATAAATATTTTTTATTATTATATTATATAATATGAGTAATTTAAATCAATTAGAAAATTTAAAAAAACGGATTGAATTGTTAGAGAGTAAAGACCATATTGAAATATTAAAAATTTTATCAAACCATTCTTGTAAATTAAATGAAAATAAAAGTGGTGTTTTTATAAATATGAATTTTCTAACTGATGAAATTATAAATGATATTAATAATTACTTACAATACATTAATGACCAAGAAGAAAGATTAAAAACAGTTGAATATCAGAAAGAGATATTCAAACAAGAATTAATTAAATAATAAAGGGGTTAAAGAGTAGAATAGTATAATAAATAGTATTATAATATGCTTATTCAATATATGTTACACAATAAACGCGATTTAAATTCAATAAATATTTTATCAAATTTAAATAAATTTTCATATACAAAGCAAAATAAAAAGTATTTACAACAACAACCAAACGTATTTGAAATAAATAAAAAGGTCGAGACGATTGATAATGTAATTGATGAAAAAATAAATGATAATTATCGACCAAAACAAGTAAATTCTCTATTTTGGTGTGTATTTATAGCTGCGCATGGATATAATGAATACATGAAAGTCAATCACAATTATGGGGCAAAAGAATTAGAAATTAAGCAAGAAATATCATCAGCTTTACATAAGAATAAACATATGTTAACAGATACCAATTATAAATTATCTCAAGTAAAAATTAAAGAAATTAAGTCAGATTTTTTAACTACAGTTAAGGATACAAATATGAATTGTTTAATAGCATTATCCGTTTATTTTGAAATCAATTTATTTATTATTCATCCTAATAATAAATTTATGATTAAAATCGGTAATCATACAACAAATGAATTTCCGAGTTATTTATTATTCAAAGATACATATAATAAATATTCTATTCAATTAGACCCAGTAAGTAATAGTGATATTGAACAATTATATGAAAAATATTTATATATAGATAATTTCTTACGACCAATTAAATCTGCATCTAATTATAAAGTAGATGAGTTAATTGAAACTGCTAAGAAGCTGAATATTTACGACAATCAAACAAAATATAAAAAAAAAGAATTGTATGACCTTGTTTTTAATTTTGTAAAATGGTTTTAAAAAATTGAATAATTCAAAATAATATATGATTTTACTATATAAGATAATATATTATGGATGCTAGAGATACTTCGCAAAAAAATGTACCTTCACTTGGTGATAAGAAAAAGGATTTTGAAAACATAGTAAAGTTGTATTTAGAAAATAGTTCATTAAGACAAAATAATAAAGTGAATGAATTAGAAATCAGGTTTGGAACAAATCCAAAAATATCTACACCCATTTCTAAAATTAATTATGATAATGTAATTAAATATCTATACTCTAATGGTTTTCAAATTGAAAATAAAGAAGGTATTCAGATGTTGCGTATTCAAAATGAATATACCGATATTCGAAGTGGTTTAACAAAGATATCAAATACGCGCGCTGAAATCAATGGAAGTGATTTAATACAAGAATATTGTCGTAGTAATAATCTCCAAAAAGTGATTGACCAACCCAGTACTACATTTAATAAAATGAAATTTACTCAAAAAATGCCGGCGGAAGTAAATGGAACTCGTTTAAAAAAGGTTGATTTTGAAGATTTTAACTTTCGTGTTTCATATCAAGTTGAACAAGATTTCAATGTTCATTCTAATTTCTCGCGTAATATAATATCAAAATGGGAAAATTCTTTAAAAATATTCCGTTGTATGAATCGTATTCGTTTTTATCATGATGAATATCCAATTTTCGCAGATTTAAGTATAGTTAAGACTTCAAAGAAAATGAATAAAGTGCCCGTTCCAAAATATACAATTCAAGAAGCGGACGTATTTAATGGTCTTGAACATTATGAAATTGAATTAGAAGTAGATAATAGTAGAATTGGAACTGGAACCAAATATGATAATTTACCAGCGTTAATGAATGCTATTCGTAAATGTATTCGTGTTGTATTGAGTGGTTTACAAGGAACAAATTACCCAATATCTTATCAAATTCAAAATGATTTAATACAATCATATATGAAATTGGTACATAAAGACACTTACCAATCACGAAGAATATATCCAAAAGATTTCATTGGTCCAAGTTCATATACATTGCAAATCGAAAACATAGTAAAAAATAATGAAAACACAAATATTCCAAATATACGTTATGATTATACAGTTACAGACAAAGCAGATGGAGCTCGTTGTTTGTTGTATATTGCTAATGATGGTAAAATATACTTAATAGATACGAATATGCATATTATATTTACTGGCGTAGAAACACATAATAAAGAACAATTCAATAGTTTGTTAGATGGCGAGTATATTACAAAAAATAAAGTAGGTAATAATATTCACTTATTTATGGCGTTTGACGTATATTATGTAAATGACCATTCTACACGTGAATTTATGTTTTATCCCAAAGATGAAGATGCTGAAAATAAATATCGTTTAAAAATTCTATATCAATTTATTAATGAATTAAAACCCGTTTCTATTTTAGATAATAAAAGTAATGCAGAAGTAAAACGCGTTGAATGTAAAAATATCCATAATTTTCAAATTAAATGCAAAATGTTTTATCATATTACAAAATATACTGATGAGAATGGAGTTGAAGTAGATAAAGATATTTTTAGTGCTTGTAATGAAATTTTATCAAAAACAATGGATGAAACATATGAATACAATACAGATGGGTTAATATTTACACCTGCATATACTGCTGTTGGTGCAGACACAGAAGGTGCACCAGCTGGTCCATTAAATAAATATACATGGCCATTATCATTTAAATGGAAACCAGCAGAATTCAATACAATTGATTTCTTGGTAACTACAAAAAAGGATAATTCAAATAAAGAAGAAGTGCATCATATATTCCAAGATGGTTCCAACTTAAATGAACCACAATCAATCATTCAATATAAAACATTAATTTTACGTTGCGGATTCGATGAAAAGAAACATGGTATTATTAATCCATGTCAGGCAATAGTAGAAGATAATGAATTAAGTAAAAATAATATGGATAATGAAGATAGTTACAAACCAGTTCCATTTCAGCCAACAGAACCATATGACCCAACTGCATATTTATGTAATATAAAATTACAACAACAAGGAACACAATTATATATGATGACTGAAGAAAATGAATATTTTGAAGAAAATATGATTGTTGAATTTAAATATGTTATGGATAATGAAGAAGGTTGGAAATGGGTTCCTTTACGGGTTCGTTATGATAAGACAAATGAATTACGTTCAGGACTTCGTAATTATGGTAACGCTTATCATGTTGCGAATAATAATTGGTATTCTATTCATAATCCAATTACAAATGAAATGATTAGCACTGGATTAAATGTTCCTGAAACCTATAATAATGATGAAGTATATTATAATCGTTCAAATAATGATACAAATACCAAATCATTACGAGAATTTCATAATCTGTATGTAAAATCAAAGCTTATTACAGGGGTTTCTAATCGTGGAGATACATTAATTGATTATGCGGTAGGAAAAGCTGGTGATCTTTCGAAATGGTTACATAACAATTTAGATTTTGTATTAGGCGTAGATGTTTCAAAAGATAATATTCATAACCAATTAGATGGTGCATGTACACGTTATTTAAAAGCAAAGGCAAAATATAATAACATTCCTCGTGCCTTATTTGTTGTTGGTGATAGCAGTCTTAATATTCGTAATGGTTCTGCGTTTAATAGCACCAAAGAAAAACAAATAATAGATGCAGTATTTGGTTCCGGGCCAAAAGATATGTCTTTGCTCGGCAAAGGTGTATATAAAGATTATGGTGTTGCTAATATGGGATTTACTATAAGTTCATGTCAATTCGCATTACATTATTTCTTTGAAAATAAAAATACATTATTATCTTTTATTAAAAATTTATCTGAATGTACCAAAGTAAATGGATATTTTATTGGAACTTGTTATGATGGTAAGAAAATATTTAATGAGTTAAATACATTAAATAATGGTGAAAGTATTAGTATTAATAAAAATGATAATAAGATTTATGAACTTACAAAATTATATGACCAAACAGGATTTCCGGACGATGACCTAAGTTTGGGATATCCAATTAATGTTTATCAAGAAAGTATTAATAAAACATTCCGGGAATACCTGGTTAATTTCAATTATTTCAGTAAAATCATGGAAGATTATGGATTTATATTAATTTCAAAAGAAGACGCAAACCAAATGAATTTACCAAATGGTAGTGGATTATTTAATGAATTATATACATATATGGAAGAAGAGTTGAAGATTGAAACAAAAAAGAAAAATATGTATAAATCTGCAATGTATATGAGTCCAGAAGAAAAACGAATATCTTTTATGAATCGTTATTTTATATTCAAAAAAGTACGTAATATAGATACTAATTTGATTAATAATATACATCAATTAAAAGGAAACCTAGGCGAAGAACAAAAAATTAATGAACAAGTTGAACAGTCAGAAAGTGTTGAAAAGGAAATTGAAAAAAAAGAAAAAAATATACCAAAAAAGACAAATAAAAAACTGTTGTTAAAACAATTTACACCTCCCGACGATTCAGATATTAAATATAGTGAAAAATAGTGAGAATTAAAGAATAAATCAACAATTTGAAATGATATAAATATAGTTTATTAATATCATTAACGAACCTTTTTTATGAGTTACTATTTATTACCAAAAATTAATAATAATATAATTAAATATTTAAATTGTGTTTCTTCAGAGGAAACACCAAATACAATTATATCAACTTCATTATCTCATTATCTTTATGAACTAAAGAAAAAAATAGATAGCCAAGAAAAAGAATGGAGTAATTGTAAAAAATATACCAATCCTTATGAATATATTCATACTATTATACCAAATAAAAAATATAGTATTTCTAAAAGTATACCATTATCCCGTTCATTTTTTAAAATGATTGAAATAATAGATACTTTTAATTTATGTTCTATGATTGAACCTATGAATTGCTTTCATTTGGCTGAAGGACCTGGTGGATTTATTGAAGCTACAATAAACCGTCGTAATAATATAAAAGACAAATATATTGGAATGACTTTATTAAACGATAAAAATGATGCGAATATTCCAGCATGGAAAAAAAGCACACATTTTTTAAAACAAAATCCGAATGTCCAACTTGAATATGGTAAAGATAATACGGGCGATATGTTATCAGTTGAAAATATGAAATATTGTTATGAAAAATATGGTTCTGTTTTTAATTTAATTACTGCCGATGGCGGTTTTGATTTTTCAATTGATTTCAATAAACAAGAGATAAATATTACAAGATTACTATTCGCACAGATATGTTATGCATTAACTCTACAGAAACAAGGTGGATCTTTTATTCTAAAAATGTTTGATAGTTTTATGAACCATAGTATAGATATTATATACATATTAGCGTCTTGTTATGAAAAAGTGTATATTATTAAACCACATACAAGTCGTCATGCAAATTCAGAAAAATATATTGTATGTAAAAATTTTACTTTAAATAACAAAAATTATATGAATTGTATAATTAATGCTTTTGATAAAATGTTAAAAATTAAAGAAAGCGAATATATTGATCGTTTTTTAACTATACCCATTAGTCACTTTTTCTTAACAAAATTAGAAGAATTTAATGCGATTTTGGGACAGCAACAAATAGAAAATATTCATTATACATTATCTTTAATAAATAACAAATATAAATCAGATAAGATAGATACCTTATATAAAAATAATGTTCAAAAATGCACAAATTGGTGTATAAAGCATAAAATACCTTATAATATAATTTCTATTAATAACAACATTTTTATAAATGATGTTAGTATAATGCAACAATATACTGACCGGAAAGAAAAATGAATTATCAAATCGGTTGGTGTAATAATTATATTAAATGAGCAATTTTAGTAACTAAACAATTCTTCATTTCACCTGAACTTGATACAGTAGGTGTTTGTTTAATCGGATATCCTGTTTTTTCTTTAGTAATATGTCCACTTGTAGGAACGCCATAAGCCAATGAATTCGCAACATGGTCGCCATACGCACCTCTATATGTAGCTGCAATTGTATTAACAGTATCAAACTTTCTACGTGTAATTAAATCACCGGAAGATACAGCCCCTTGTTGAGCAAATTTATAATTATTCGGTTTATAATAAACTGGTTTATATAAAGGAAAAATTTGAGGTCTACTTTGAGACCTAAATATTTTGACTGTTTGATTATCACTGCTAGAAGATATAGGATAATTTGTTGTATTCGCATCTGTAAATCCGATTACATTACTGAACGTGTTTTGTTCAATTTTAAACATAACATAACCATTGCTTATGGTAGTTCCATCAGGAATATTATAAGCAGTACTTGGAAATATTGTACTTGAATATTGAAATGATTGTAATTCTATTTTATCTAATGCAATATTATAAGTTATATTCAATAAGAATGCAATATGTGTATCAATTCCAATATGATAGTTGGTTGTATCAGGGTTAAAAAAATCTAAATTAGACGATGGTGCTTTTATAATAAAATGTCTTTCGGTATACATTTTTTCTTGTAATTTTTGATTTAATTTTTCAACTGTATAATATCCTTTTGGTATATCAACTTGGACTTCTGTGCCTTCTGTCCAGATATATTTAAAATACGTATCTTTGTCAATGTAATGTTCTTTACAATGAGATAACCCTTGTGCTGCATATGTATTTGATGATGCAGCTACAGTACCTGGAATTGCAGATTCATCACCTTGACGAATATAATGATATTGATTTTGAGAAAAGGTTTTATTACGACTGGTTAAATATTGTTTTGTTGATGTATGATATGTATCATTATTTCGGTTTACGTCATATTTTTTAGGTATCATACCACTACTACGCAGACGACGACGAGCATTTTCTGCTGTAGATAATACACAACTTTCTGTATTATGACAACTATTATTAGGAGTATTTATATCTAAAGTATTTTCAATACCATTTTTGATTGTAGATTGAGTGTTTACTATTGTTCCATTCGGTGAGTTTATTAAATCAATAGAAGTAGATGTACGTGGGTTACATACATCTACTGTAGTTGATGCGATTTCTCTACGATGTATTTTTAATGGATTTGCTTTAAATTTTGCGACTAACGACCCCGTATCTTGAGGTTTATTTAATTTAATAAATGAGGTTAATTGATTTAATGTTTCTCCTTTCCAAGGAATTATAGGTATAGAATCATTTAAACTTAATGTTACAGACATTATTATATAATAATAGAATAAAATAATATTATATAATTTACCTTACATATATGTATTTTCGCTACATTCAATAAAAAATAATTATTTGTCTAAACTTATACTAACTTATATAAATCTGCTTTTTACTATATTAATCACTTTATTATTAACGTCGTTTATAATACAATTACGATGTAAATTATTTGCTGCATCACCTGTGGTTCCGGAACCACACATAGGGTCTAATATTAAATCTCCTTCATTAGTTGAAATCTCAATTAATCGTTCTAACAATTTCACTGGTTTCGCAGTTGGATAATTACGTATTTCTGCACCTTGGCTAATGGAATGAATATCATCCCACAAATCTGTACAAGGTTTACCTGGATTTTCAGATAAATATATTTTTTTATACAAATTGCCCTTTTTTGTTTTTGGTACATGAACTCTATTATCGTTTATTAATTTTTCTAACTCTTCTTTTTTAATTCTCCAACCAGATGGGGGATTAAAATTACGACCTTCTACATCAATATCATATTTATAACCGCTATTCTTGGTAGCTTCGGTTACTAAATGACCCATTGAATAATTACCACGCTCGTCACTATTTTTAAAGGAATTTTCTAAATACGTTTTATCTTTTTCTTGATATACAACATTAAATTTACATTTCTTATTTTTATTGCATTTAAAAATTATATCAATTGTTGAACCCAACTTATGTTTTACATTATTTTTCGAACGACACTTTTTCCAAAAAATAGGTTCAACAAATTTAAAATGCTTTCTTAATATTTTTTCAGGTATAAACATGCAACTTGATGATATATGAAAGAATAAAGTTCCTTCTTTTTTTAATATTGGTAATGATTGTTTTATTAATTCATCAATAAATGCTTCATATTGTTCATCTGTCCATTTATCATCAAACCCTATATCAGAACTATCAGTTAGTCTATATTCTCTATCAGAATTAAAAGGCGGGTCTAAATAAATCATATCTACTGATTCATTTTTTATAAATGGTAATACTGTTTTATAATGTCCAATATGTAAATTAACGTAATCTGTAATTTTTTCCATCGTTTATAAATATCTATTATAATATAATAACAGTCAATTTTTTATTTAATTTTATAATAGATATTTATGAAACGAATTAAATATATATATAAATAAATAGCATCATGAAGAAAAAAGTATTTCATAACTTGTGTAATGATTATATAAAAATGTTACAAAACTGTAATAATGAAAAAGGTAAAAATATAGAATGTGAAATAATAGAAAACATATATGAAAAATGTGTACTTTACAAAAAACAAAAGGAAAAGCAATTTATAAAAAATTGAATATATTTTATATACTCTCTATATAAAATATATCTATGCCGTTTGTATCTACAGGTGCAACACATTATACTGGAATTCGTAATGAATTAACTAATACTGAATTTTTACAAAAGAGTTCATTGTATATTCGTACTTATTTAAATTATTTGTATGGCGATGATATTATATTTAAACATGAAGGAGGAACACAAAAGACAGATGATGCAATTATTTTAAAAAATAATTGTCGTATTGCCGGAATTTCTTATAAACATCATAAATCAGGAACATTTGATTGGTTAAACAGTAGTAAAAATATACCTGAACTGGAAACTTTAAAACGTTCATTGAGTGTATATAAAAATAAATATCCAAATATTACTTCAGAATATTTTAAAGAAAACGAAAAAGATCTACGCAATCAACGTGATGATATTATACATAATCATTTAACAAATATTACAAGTAGTATGATAAAATCAATTCTAACCTATATTTACGATGATTATTCTGAACATATTATAATCAACCTAGTATCGGAAGATAAATACCTATATTACCCAAAAAATGAAAATAATTTTTCAGAATTTGTGAGTTTTCCAGATTGGGAATATTACTTGGACCCGAATACTCGTGCTAAAAACTCTGCAAAAATTTTTAGAAAAAAAGATGAACAAATTGTTGATACTAATCTTCGATTAAGACTTTGTTTAAATAATGGATTAAATGCATTCTTTGGATTATCAAGTGTGAATAAAAACAGTGTACCATGTTTAAAAATACAACAAGAACATGTAGATGATAAGTATATTCCCAAATTATCAGACCATATTTTTGAGAAATATAATAATCAAAACTGAATTAAATAGATATTAATAAACAATAATAATGAATATAATACTTAATTTAAATAATATTAATAGCTATAATGTATGTTTTTTACAACCTAAGAAAAATATCATTATGGATGGACTATTTACAAAAATAAATTTTTTAAATGAATACTTAACTATGAATGGTATTTTTATTATTTTTCCAATAGAACAATATTCTATTGAAAATAATGAAAAAAAATACTATCTCAAATTTAATCATACGTCTAATATGCGGACTGTACAAGAATTTTCTAAATTAGAAAATAATTTATTGGAATTGTATAATACAAATCATAATAGAAATAAAAAAAAATCCATGCTGTTATCAAAACAATTGTTTAATGGATATATTAAAATTTATAAAGAGAAAGTTGATGTTATTCATGATAAATTACGATTAGTAATGAAAATCTCAGGAATATGGGAAAATGAAACAGAAATAGGGTTAACATATAAACTTTTTTTATCTCAAGAATATGTTTGAAAAATTTTTACACATTGTAATATATTACAGTAACTACCTAATATTGTGTTTAATATTTCATTATTAGATGATAACAATTCATCACTAAAATAATTACTAACTTTTAATTTATGATTATTTGGTATTTGATCACATGGTCTATCGTAAGTATCGCATAAATATAAATTATCAACTGTTTCGGTAATGACCCAATATTTTTGTGTTACTGTTTTATTATTTTTTACATATAAATGTTCAAAATCTTCTTTTTGAGTATACTGTTTATTTTTATTAAATTCAATATTTATCTTATTATATAAGGTGGATAAGTTATCATCTTTGTTTAAAATAACATTGTAGATATCGTTATTAATTATAATATCGATATTATAATTATTGTTCTCATCATTAATTATATTATTCTTACGTATGATACCTTTCATTTTGATTATATTTGTTTGGTATATTAAATATTTTGCAAAAATATCAATTTTATAACTTTGAAAACATTATAAGAATTGCATACGGACACGGGCGTGGTTTATTGTACGTCTTTTAATTAAATCATATATATTATTATATTTTGCTTCTTCCTTATGTTTACTTTCAAAATATGTTACATTTATAATATTGTCTTCAATAGTATATTTCAATTCTTTGATATCTGTTAAATTATCAGATTTATTCTTTTTATAATAACTAACTTCTTTACTATTGATTACTCGTTTATTATCATCATGCCTTAATTGTACTATTTTTTCATTACTTTTATCATTTATACTTATAAAATTAGTTCGGTCAATATTTATACCGTTTCTTTTAACACGTTCATTTAATAATGTATCTTCATATCCCCAACCCCAAAAATTAGGATATCCTAATACTAATTCAAAATCACTTCCTTTTATAGATACTATTCCTCCTAAAGCATATGTAAATCCAAAAAAATGTTTTACAGTATTTTTTTCAGTAGCATAATCCAAATAATGACTTTCTGTAGGAAATGTATCAATATCATTAAATACAAACGTTATATTTTGATAATGATCTGGATATTTTTCTTTCATGGCCAAAAAACCAATATTTTTTAAAGCACCACGATTAAAATTTCGTTCATCGTTTTGAAAACAATAATATAATTCACACGTTTTATCATATTTACTTATAATTATATCCATTTTTTCTTGAAAAATATTCTTTTGTTCTTCACGATCTCTATACGGAATTAAAAAAATAATATCTGGTATCATTATATTATTAATTGATAATAATTATTATATTTTAACATTATACTTTTCAATAATTATCTGTGGTATGAGTTTTTCTTTATAAGAATCCAATTTTTTAAAACACTTATTAATCGTAACCTCACTTACACCGGAGATTTGTTTAATCTCTTGTTTACTATTATTCACATTACAATTAATTATAATAAAATACAATATTCCAGCAGCTATTGCATGAGGTATATTATCAGTAATTAAATTGTTGTCTTCTACCTTTTTAGCTATGAACTTAGATAACATTACTAATTCATTGTTAAAATTCAATTTACTACAATAACGTTCTATAAATGAGCTTGGTAAAGTAACTCCTAATTCACTTTGTTGAGATACATCACTATTTCTTTCAATGTTATGTAAAATACTAACAGCCATAGAACAACCATTAGTTGCACTTGTATTGTCTAATTTAAATATTTCTGCTATTTCATGAGCCGTTCTGGGGCAATCATTTAAACGACATGCAATATAGATTGATGCTGATTTAATACCATCTCTATTTAATCCTCTGAACATTTTTTGTTCAGATATATCTTTATGGACTACCATAGCATCATCTATAAATTTTTTAGGAATACCTGCATTATGGGCCATGATAGTAATAAATTGAAATTCATCATATAATGATTTTTCTTTATGAGGCATAGATTGCCATTCTGTCCATTTACGTATCTTTTTCATTTCATAAGTTGAACCCACATTACATAGTACTTTACAACCATAGGAGGATTCTACTAATAGAGGATTAATCGGATTTCCGCAACGTGAAGGGTCCGTATTATTTTTATCTTCCGAAGAATGAAATCTCCATTCGGGTGAATAATCTAAAGTATCTGTATAAATAACTCCACACGCTGGATTATTACACGTAGGAAAACCATCTTCTGTTATGATTAAAGTACTATTACAAAGATTACATAAATCTGTTTCATTTTCTGTAGAATATACACATTCTATATTGCTTTTGTTAGTAATTATTTCTTTATCAAATGTATCCCAAAGTTGTAATTTTTCCAATTTACTCATACTGGATTTTACTTTTTTTGTTTTTTTATTTTTCTTATCATCATTCTTAATAGGTTTTGATAATGACGTAGGTTCGTCAAATCCTATAAATATAAAATTATGGTCAGGATTATCTATATTAATTAAATATGTTTTTGTATATTTTATACAATTATTAGAATATGCAATATGTTCATCGTGTGTGTTTACAACATATTCTTTCACCATACTATTGATAAAGAATAAATATATGTAATTTATACGGATTATTAATTATGATTTTTTATTTTCAATTTTTTTATAATTATAGTATAAATGTCTAAACTAAATGGAGGTGATATGGTACAAAATGTAGTATCAAAAACGTGTAAAACATTGAACTTAATAGATTATGACGAAGGATTTAATTCTTTAGATAGTGATATATATATAAAATATATTCGATTGGTAATTTTAAATTTCTGTCGTATATTTAGTGATACAAACAGTGATTTATATAAATTAATTACTTGTGATAATTTAAACAACATCCATGATTTTGTTGAAGAAATTAGTACAGATAATAAAAAAACTATTTTAGATATTTTTTTTGATAAAAATATAGAAAAATATACGATTGATTGTACAAAAAAATCAGGTTTATCTGAAATAGCTGAAGATGATGAAATGCAAGGAGGTGATGATTTACCTACTACAAAAAAAACAGTTGAATTAAAAAATGGTTGGATTGAAAAGGAAAATTTACAAGGTAAAAAATACTGGTACAATAAAAATACACGAGAAACTACAGATGTTCAACCTGAAGAAAATAAGGACGATGCACCTGCAGAAGATAAGGAGGATGAATCTGAAGAAAATAAGGACGATGCATCAGCAGAAGATAAGGAGGATGAATCTGAAGAAAATAAGGACGATGCACCAGCAGAAGATAAGGAGGATGAAGCTGAAGAAGATAAGGAGGATGAATCTGAAGAAAATAAGGACGATGCACCAGCAGAAGATAAGGAGGATGAAGCTGAAGAAGATAAGGAGGATGAAGCTGAAGAAGATAAGGAGGATGAAGCTGAAAATCCACTAGATATGTTAAAAGACATGGATGAATCTATATTAAATAAATCAGATATGTCTAAGAAATTATTACAAAGTATGGTTGGATTAGAAGATAATACAAAAGATAATAAAGCAGTTGCTTTGGAAATTCTAAATGTTTTATTTAATAACAAAATAATAGAAATTATCAAAAAAGACCAAGCGGTTATAGCACTTTTGGCGACATTTATTAACAATTTATATAAGCAAACCAGAAAATATACAAATAAAGATATTATAAAAAATATGCAATTCTGTTTAGAACCTTTTTCTCAACTTGCTTACACACGGCATATATCAGCAAAATTAAGTTTACATGATGAATACTACAAACATATATTAAATATGGTCGATAATGAAAAACATTTATATCTTATTCCTATTTTAACCAATCATATACAAAAGTATTTTATTGAAATAGATAATATGATAGATATAGATATGGTATTAAAAAAAGAAATAATCACATCGCTAAAAGAAAAAATAGAAATTGTATACAAAGATAATGATGCAGAACAAAGTAGAATAATTAATACATTTATTGATGATATGGACAATATAAGTAAATTAAATGAACCATTAATCGATATTTTGATACCCAAAGAGAATATTCAAGGTGGTAGAAAAACTCGTTCGAAATATCGTAAATACCGTAAGTCACGCAAACTTACAAAAAGACGTAAATCGCATTAATTCTTATATACTGTTTATAATAAATAGTATATAATCAATCATATTACTTAATATTTTTCTTTGTTTTATTAGAATCTATTTTCTTCTTAGATTTATAACTTGTTCTTTTTTTACAAATATTATCAAATAAAGTATTAAACAAATTGGTATTAACAACTTCTTCCTTTATGATTTTATGATTATTTTGAACATCACTATATTTATTAGTAATTAGTCCAACTGGTATAACTAAATCATCAAATCGTGATATATGATTACCTCCGCCATAGTACATTCTATTAACCATTTCATTATCAGATATAATGTTTTTAATAGGATATCCACCAACAAGTTGGTCACCCTGGGTTGTATTGTATATAATGTTCTCTAATTCATACATATTTTAAGTTATATATTATGTGAATACAAAAAACCGGATTGTTTTATTTATTATCATAGTTTCTTTTAATATCTGGAGAACATGTGATTTCACGGTTATCTTTTAAATATTGTAGTATAAAGTCTATCTGTTGTTTATCATTTAATAAATTGCCTAAACAGGTTTCAATATAAGAAAAGGTCAATGGTTTATAGTCATTCTTTTTACCAATTTTTAGTTCACCACCTTTAATACCAATTTTATTTTTTATATTATTAGAATTATCGACAGTTTTACATATATTTTCAGTTAAAGTGGTTCTTACCTCTCGTAATTGTTTTGATTTTTCATTTAATATTTTTAATTGGTCATCCAATACAATCCAATTTTTTATATTTTCGATTAGTTGCTGTTTATCATTTTGAACAACACTCAACTCGTTTTGATTCATTGTATATGATTATAACAAATATATTTTTATAACTATTTAAACATTATTTATTTACTATTAATAATATAGTAATGCATCCGCGTGTTTGTCTAGCATTTGATTGTTCCAAGTATAATAATTTATCGTATGTTTCAAAATGTAGGATTAAATTTGCTGGTATTCGTTTTTTGAGAAAAAACCAAGGATACAAATTTATGGAAAAAATACTAGATTTATATAATGAAATATATGAGTTGAAATCAAATAATCTTGGTGAAGGTCATCATCAAACCATTGATGTAATCAGAGATATTGTAAAAATCGAAAAGAATATTATGAAGATGAAACAAAATACAAAAAAGTATTAAAAGAAATAAAAATTTCTTAACGAAATGAAAAATTGATTAAACTAATTAAATAAAAATATATACAAATAACAAATTTAAAATGCCGACAGAGAGGAGAGCTATTCGATGTAGTCACTGTAAAAACGAAGGACACAACATTACTCGTTGTAAAATACACAAAATAAAAATTTATTCTGCATTAGCATCTGGTGAAAATAATATAATAAATATTTCAGTGTTTAGACTAAACGCTATACATAGATATTTTGATAATATGGTTAAATTCAATTTATTATATAGAGGTCTATTACCAGTCGTGACGTGTTATAATTATATGATAACGTACAATACGGTAAATAATGAATTTGTTTTTGACGAACACCCGGTTTCACATATATGTAATTTGAATACGATACTACCGAATATAGGTCCTACAGAATGTAGCGATATAAGTATAAAAATAAAAAAAGAGTACGAAGAAAAAATGAAATATTTCAAAGAAAATGCTATATTTTCACATTATATTATGTTTGATGATTTAATTGATTTATTTAATAATGATCATATTGAAGTTACTACTCGGTTAAATAACGAACATAATGCTAGAATGACTGAACATCGACGACAACAACGCGAAAGAGAACAGGGTGTTCTAGAACGTAATACAGAAGCAAATACAATAATTAATAGAACAGTACTTCCTATAATAAGAACTGATGAAATTGCTGCAGACGATTGTCCTATTTGCATGGAAACATTAGGTGAAACAAATAAAACTGTTTTACGATGTGGTCATTCTTTATGCACCGGTTGTTTATTAACACAAACACTTCGTGCATCCGCTCTAAAAACGGTTTCTTCATGCTTTTGCACTATGTGCCGAGCACCCTATTTATAATAATTATAACTGTAATCTATAAATAAAGGTTTTTTATTGGACAATATAAATTAGGAGGATAATATATATTTTATATGAATTATATATTATTGTTTTCAATATTTTTATATAAATTTCATGTACACGCATCTAATTGTGTATGCACTACGGTGGATTGTCCTATAATAGGAGAAAATAAATTAGTAGAAGGAATAAGTGGTAAAGGAATATATTATTATGAAAACCATAATGACCAACCAGTAGTAAAAAATGTACACGCGACTATTACGAATATTGATTTGGATGAAGGTACTGGAACTACATCATGTACACAACATTATTCACGTATGCTAGATGATGAACATATGGAATGTGATGCAGGTCATATATTAGCACACCGGTTAGGAGGACCAGGTAATAACCCTATGAATATTTTTCCACAGAAACCAGGTGTTAATAGAGGAATATTTTCATCTTTCGAACAAAAAATTTACGATTGTATTAATAATGGGTCGGTAACTGCGAATTTATATTGGGAATTTTATTATGAAGATTATTTACATACCAGACCATATGAAGTACATTATAATGCATCATTTATTGGAGGCAATTGTAACCCAATAGAAGAAATATTTGATAATAGAGGAAAATAAATTTCATATTATTATTATCATTGTATGATAGATTTAGTATTATAACATTTGGTATCTTTATATTTAGATTTAATATTAGCATATTTGTATTTATTAATTATAACATGTTCAGATAAATGAGTTGTATTAAATGATGGTGAATTAAGTAACATATTATTTACTTGATATGGTGGAACTAAGTTATATTTTAATTTATATAACATATATTTATATATTTATTTTTTTTTATTATTTAATTTATCTTTTATTATTGAGAGTTTGTTTTTTAATTTATCCATATTACCAATAAACACAAATACTAATACTATCCAAATAGTTAATTCTATTGTTGTATATGGTTCAAAATGATTAAAAATAAAAGAGGCGACAGATGGTATTAATAGTGTAATTTTTCTTAAATAGAACACAATAATTGTTATAATAGCCAATTCAATAGATAACATAAGAATAGTTTTAAATAATGTATCGTCATTATTTGTATCACTTAATAAATATTCATTTGTATAATAAGCTGTATATGAAGCCATAAATGTACAAATAATTGAATATTGAAAAAACTCTATAAATGTACCCAATCGGGTTTTGTCTAATGTGATTAGGTGATTAAATCTAGTATTAAACGAATTCATATATACTAAATATACATTTTTATATTTTACTCATTTGAATATTTAATAACTTCAATATGTAGATAATTATATAAAAAAAAATTAATATCTACAATATGTTTGAAGATAATTATTCAAAATACATAGAAAAATTATATGGTGAAAAGAGAGAAAATAGTACTGATATTAATTTATTAACATTAAATAATTTAAGTATGCCGCATGAATATATGATTAATCAAAGAGTGGATATGACCAATATAGAAACATATTCAATTGACCCCGATGGATGCGAAGATGCTGACGATGCCTTTAGTATTTATGAAGAAGATAATAAATTATACTTAGCAATACATATCGCCGACCCAACCGAATTCATTAATATAAATAGTGATTTGTGGATTGATATTGAAAATAGGGTTATAACACGGTATCCTTCAAATATTAAACCAATACATATGATACCTACTGAAATAATGGAAAAGGCAAGCTTAATGGATAATAGTCACGGAAATATAAAAAAAGCGATAACAGTTATAACTGAAATAAATAAAGAAACGTATTTACCTGAGAATAAAATAAAATTATTATTTACTGTAATCAAAGTTAAAAAGCAAAACTCGTTATCGTATGAAAAAGCTTCTGAAAATATTTATAATTTAATGCCGTTAGAAAATGGATTGAATATAAGTATCGCATTACAAGATAAACGCGGTAAACAAACAATTGGTATAAAATTAAAATTAGTGGATACATCTCTAATAAAATATGATAAAATGGGGTTATATCTTCGTAGTGATACTGTAAATGAAAAACAAATGA